ACGTGAATGGCAGGAACTTGTAGGTATAAGTCAGGCGTGATTTGTACTCACGTTGACCGATGCCAGCAAAGTGTGCGTTGCCACCAGCAAGAATAAAAGCAGTCTTGCCTACAGGATTTTCCCGTAGATAGGTAAGCAACTCAGGGTCAAGTACCTTTTCCGCCAACTTGTGGGGAACGTAGACTAAACCTAGTTTTGTTCGATTGTAGGTATCTGGAAACCAATTTACCTTTTGTGGATAAATAATATCGTCAAATAATTCAACGTCTTGGGTAGAGGCTGTACGATAGTGCGTTAAATAAATCATTTACATATCTCCGCAACTTCTTCCATCGAGGCAGGCTCTTTGGTTTTATTAGCCATCACAAGGTCATGGAGTTCTTGGACAGACTTAGGTGACCACTCTTTACTCACCTCGTCTGCAATACCATAGATTTCGTCAAAGTACATTAACATGACTAGCCCATCTAGGCTATCCAAACCAATATCCGCAAACTCATCTTCCATCGACTCTGCGATGGTTGCTGTGGCGTGGGCTGGTCGCGCCACCTTTGCCACATAGTTAAATATTTCAATGAAGTTCATGTTGCCATTTCCTCAGTTGGTTGATTGACTGCTCCGACCAGTGCTGATGCCCAATCTTGCCAGTTCTCATATATATAGGGGCTAGGAATACCTTCGTTAACAAAAAGGTCAATCGCCTTTAAACCTGCCGCCCACTCTTTCCACTCCTCTTCGGGAGTATTTATTGATAGCTGTTGCGCCGCATAAGCCTCGCACATAAGACTCGTCCAAGAGTTCCATGTGTGATAACGAGGGTCATATACAAGCGCAATAGCCATATTAGTTTCCGAAAGGTCTGACGTCGCCAAGCGTTACGCTTAACAACACCTTACCCATTTGGTAGTTACCATTTTGCACGTTACTTCTAAAACGTAAACGAATTTCACGACGTTGTTGGCGCATATCAATCTTGCCTGTATCAGGGTCAAACGGATATTCTTGAGACGCCACATCTTGCGACTGAGCGTATGGTCGACCCGTTACCTGCAATGTCATTTCGCCCTCTTGAATAAAATCAGGCTCAACACGTTCTAAGTTGACCCAAAAATTTTCACCTACAGGCGCGGTTTGGGCAGGGCCACCAGCTACAAAGCCTAAGTCGCTAGTTTCAAAATAACTATCAATTGCGTCTGATGATTCAAAAATAACTTCATCTGTTCCAATTTCGTGTTGCCACAAAATAACTTGACCAGCCACAGTTTCAAAGTTTGCGGTCTCAACCAATGTTGCTGTTGCGTTTGCAGATAAAGTTAAATTCAAACCAGAAAATGACATGGTTCCTGATACAGTCGCACTGTTGACTACGGACAGCGTAATGGTCGTCCCCACAATCGTGGTGACAATAGCGTTTGTGCCAATGCCTGTGCCAGTCACGGATTGATTTAACACAATACCAGTTGCGCTACTGACCACAATTGTGCTTGCCCCAGAAGTGCCAGTTGCTGTCGGTGATGCCGCATTAGGTGTAATTAAAGTAACCAATGCACCAGATGGAACGCTTGCGGACACAACCTCTTGACCAATAGCAACCAAATTATTTGGCGCAATTCTAATGACCGCGCTTGCGTTTGTTGTTGAAATTGATGTTGTAAAAATTATTTCCTGCTCACTCAATGTTGCGCCAGCATTGATGGGGTAATGAAATACTTGAGAGAAGTACCCAGCCGTGCGACGAGCGCCCAAAGCCTCGCCTGCGTCATACCAACAATTTTCTCGCACGTTATAGATGATGCAGTCGTTGCATTCTTCTGAGTCGCCAGAAGGAAAGAACCACCAAATTTCGCCAAAACGAGGAACCTTGTTAACAAAAACTTTTTGCTGTTGAGCGTAGTTCAAGTTGTCAAAAAAGTAGTTTTGGTTAAACGTATTTGTAATTTCTTTAACCACGCCGTTGTAAAGCAAGAAGCGGTCAACACCAATCCAATAGTAGATACCGTCATACTCAATGACGCATTGACTGGACAGGATAGAAGATTGGCTAGAGATGATGTCATAGCGCCAGTAAAAAGTTTGGGGTACAGAGGCAATTGTTACTGTGGTTGGCGTGTAGGACACACGAATCAACGAATCAAGCGCCCAAAACAACCCAGATGGAGCATTAGAGCCTCCGCGTACAGGCAAGCCTTTGACAATCTTTGTGGAGGATACATTGACCTCGTTTGAGTCAGGGCCGTTCCAATCAAAGGGGTCTCCAGCAACACAATTTTTAATTAAACCGTTGTCTCCATACACAAAGACATATGGGTGCAAAACAACCACGCCACCAGCAACTTCAATGACGTCGCCTGTTGGGGTTGTGCCAGTAGTATCCGTAAGGGGGGACAAGGTTGTGCCATTAATAATTCCAGCCAAAACTGGGGTTACTGTAGTTTGGTCAATCTGCTCTAAGTTTTGACCAGCGTGCGCAAGCAACAACTGATTTCCAGAGCCTTGAGCATCAAACGTAGAGTCAAACTGCCAAAGATTTAAATCGCTTTCTGTAAACCCATCATTGATTGTTGCCACCTTAATTGAAAAACCACTACCCGTGCCACCAATTGTTGCGGCGGTTGCGCTCAAAGTATTGCCAACAACATACCCGTTGCCGGGCTTCGTCAGGGTTACTGTAGTCACCGTTGCGCCTGCTACCACAATTGTTGCCTTTGCACCAGTGCCAGAACCGCCAGTTAAAGTTACATTGGTGTACGTTCCATTGGTGTATAGCGTGCCACCCACTAAAGTGTTAAGCGTTAGGACTAGTCCAGTAAAAGTAAATTGATTGACGCCAGAACCAATCCCAAGGTTGTTGATATTAACAACCTCAAGACCATTGTTGTATCCATTAAAAACTGAGTTGACGCCATCAACTGAGTTGACATAGATACCGCGAGAGTATCCTTTTGCGTTGCTAATAATTGCGCGATAGCCACCAACTTTTCTTGGACGCCCACGTTGAAAACGCACCCAAAGTGCGTCTGTGTAAAAGTTCATATCAAATATTGTGCCGTCCCGTTGTACGCCGGGTAAGGTATCAATAGTAAATACTTTCTTAACCATCAGAACACTCCGCCAGCAACACCACCAGTAAAGTTACCAGTACCAACAATTGCCAATCCAGTAGCAGATAGCGTTGAACGTAAAACACCAAGAATAGCAAGATTAAATTCACCCGAAGCGGCGCGATAAATACCTGTTGTAGCTTCTGAAGCAAAATTTAAAGACGGTGCGCCAACTGACCCATTTTGTAAACTTATAGTTGACGACCCAGCAAGAATTGTGTTGGCATTGTACAAGTTCACAGAATCGCAGACTAAGGTAGCTTGACTACCTGCGGTTAAAATAGCAGTACCACCAGAACCCGTTGTAATTGTGACGGTGTAAGCACCTGATGTTGCGTTAACAATGTAGTAAACCTGAACGGTTGATGGGACAACAATTGTGACATTGCCTGTCAAAGCGCCTGTGTATTTTTGAATTACGTTTGAGGCTTCAGAAGCCGTCAAGGTGTAAGAGCCAGTCGTCACAGCTTTACTCAATTGAGTAAATGCATATTGCGTATTTCGACCTAAGCCAACCGTATAGAACTGAGAACCACTACAAACAATAATACAAGAATCCGCAGGTTGCAAAGCAATTGACGCAGAACCATTGATTACATTGCCACCACTTCCAGCAACAGTCAAAGCGCCTGTTCCGCTGTTGCGTACAAACATAAACCAATTGTCGGCAAGGGTAGACGCGAGGGTCAAAGTCAAAGTTCCAGCACCGCCTGTCCATACATAAGTGCTAGAACGGTCTGTTGTCAGCGCTGTGTAATTAGAGGAGAAGGTTGTTACAGGTTGTGATTGATTGAGTGTTTGACCAATTGCCAATAAACCATAACCAGCAAGGGTAGCGGCGTCCGCACCAGATGAACCAATACCAAAAGCAATGATGCCCCATGTTCCTGCGGTAGTTGCATTCGTAACAATATAAATGTACTGCGCTTCGCCTGCGGCAATGGTAACAATCGTGTTTGCGCCAGTGTAGTCTTTTACCGTTACAGCAACAGCACCGACGTTACGAATTAAAGCATCTTGACCAACCGAGGCTTGATTAGCTGGTGGCATCCACAACTCATTAGCTGTAGAAGCTGTTGACACCTCCATGATACGAGCGGCGGCGTCATCAGTTGTTGTGCCGTTGATAGGCCACTCCAACTGCAAGTCATCCGTTAGAATAATTCGACGATACGATACATCGGTCGGTTGAACGACGTTACCAGTAAAGGGGGAGTTATAACTCATATTTAAGAATCCAATACGGTTGCTTGACGGTCACCAATACGCTGGACGTCTTCAGCTTTAAGCGTTTGAATAATGAGGTCATAGTTTTGTTGCCACATAGGCATCCGCTCATCGTTCTTGATGTACGGCATAGCCTGTAATAAAGACCCATATAGCAACGCTTGTGGGGCGTAAATAGTGAACCAATTCGTTTGGTTAGAGGAATCAAGCGGTTGGAGCCGCTCGTAGTACAAAACTTCAAAATCATACGCCAAAGCTGGAGACGGGGCTACTAACCAATGCGTATAGTCATAGTCGCCAAAATAAGATGGTACGCCAGTCACTGTTGCATCAGGGGCAAACTCTCGTAAATATTCATACTTGCGAAGCAGTACAGGCTGTTTTTTACCAGCTACAGTAATGTTAAAAGAAACTGTCTTATGCCATCTGGCAGGCTTGTCAATGATAGGTTGACCTATCGTCATTGTGGAGGCTTGTACCGTTAGGTTACCAAGGAACTTAATTTGGCTGGCAATAATTTGCTCTGACAACATAATGAAGAGAGGAATTTTGGCAAGGGTATCATCATCAGTACGGTCTAGGTAAGACTGAATGTTTTCGACCAATGAGTCGTAAGTCATTACTGATGCGGTCGTCATATTAAATCCTTTGTTCTTTTTAACATTTTAATTTCTCTTAGGATAAAAACAACTGTTTTTCGTCAATTCTGCGCTTTTGTAACCCTTTAAGAACTTTTCCGCCAGCCATGCAATACTTTAAGAGTTCTTCCGCCGCCCCTTCCATATCCCCGCGAAGAGCCTTTTGACGGAGGGTGCTTCGCTGTAAAGTCCCCAAACCAACATTAAAAGCAAAACTACACAAAGCATCAAATTGACCTTGGGTAAGTGGGATAGGTATGAACCGTTCCACACCTCGTTCAAAACGGAGTAAATCAGATTCAAGAATTCCATCAACTTCCCCCATAGAGAAGATTCTATTATCTTCTTCTTTCAGTTGAACTTCGTTGCGCTTATCAATTGTTAAATTACCCTGTGTAGGGTAAAGAACATGACCAACGCCAATAGTCCATAGTAACGCTGGACATCTATAAGGTTTCTGTCTTACACCTTCATGGTGTTTGATAACCTTTATGGCATTGGCTGATATTTTCATTTGCCAAAGGCTCTCCCACCAAAGTGGAATGCAATGATTGAGGCAAACAAAGTTTGAGTTTCATTATCCCAAATCTGTTCAGCCAACACAACAAAGTCTATACCCTCAGAAATACCTTTATAGACCAATGCGCAGTCAATAGCGCAGAGCAAAAAGAAGAATCCGTAAGTAATAACAGGGCGGACAGAGGCTCGTAGGTTATGCA